AACGACTCGAAAAGTCGTCCGGTATACCGGCCTGAACCCTTAATTGGGCGGCCCACGGTATACCCGCTTGTTAACCATGGTTAACCTCATTTACATGAGACACATGAGAGCTTCTCATGTGTTATAGTGCCAGTCTAGGCACTATATGGAGGGGGGGAAGAATCCAACCCTAATTCAACAAGCTTTGTTTGTTGAATTGATATCGCCAGGGAGACATATTCCTGGACGACTCGCAAAGGCGCACCGGCCTTGCGTGTTTGATCCGCGAATTCGAAGAAATCGTGGATAGCGGATGCGAGGCCTCGCATCCGGGTCCCACCGTTGTTGACGGTGTGGCTGACTACCGAATCAACATGATTCGATAACTCTACAAGAAGTTCCGATGTAGAGGTACTTCCAACACTTGTAGCATGGAAGTCTGGAACTGGTATACCCAGTTCCATGGACCTATAGATATCTTCCATAGGTAATGGGCGTAAGTTACGCACATGATCAGATATCCGATTACGGATAGCTGCTACCTCTCGAGCTAGCTCGAGGGTTTTCTCGTCGGTAACACGAGAAAGATTTCTAAACTGGCGTTTAGAAATTTTCTCATCAAAGGTGAATCCTTTGAGGAGAACGCTAACCACACCTGGATAGCGTTTTTCAGGGATCGTAACGATCTCTGAACAGTTGACTTCATGCAAATTGGATGAAGCCGATTCCCTCCCGAAAAAGTTGAGGGAACCTGCATCCTCAATTAAGCAATTGAGGGTGATTTCTTCTATGCGACCACAGAAGAAAATAGCGGGATGTATGAGATACACCACGCATGTGCGATCACGATTAGATCGTACATAGTTGACTAACTTTTTAGCCAACTTCTTGTCTTGAGAGACAAGACCAATCCGACCACGATAGGTCGGATTCTCCCTTATTCTTATCAAGATTAAGGGATCAGACTCAAAGAACATATTGAGTCTGTCGAGAATCAACGGATTGTTGATTCCTCCTTCTACGACTTCTATGAAGTCGTAGACAGTAGCACGGGAAATTTCCTGTGCTGCTCCTGGACGTGGTTTCCACTGCCAGTTGACAGACATGATATCTTCATGTTTGTCTGGGATAACGAAATATGGTTCTTTATCCCTGTAGGAGAAGCCCGGGCTTCTCCACGTTTCCAAATACGTTTCGAATTTGGAACTTTCTTCAGGGTCTATTTCCCTGAAGAACTCCAACAAGGGCTCGACCTTGGTGGAACCTCTCCTGGAGGAGAGGTCCGAACTTACGCGTAAGTTCGGAAGCAGAATACCTTTAAACAGGTATCTGTTATATACCCTCTTCACGATCTTGAAGAAGGTGTTGGTAGGTGATTCAAAGAACCTACCAACAAGAGATCTGTAGATCTCGTAGTGCTCCTGAGACTTCGGGAGCACTATAGAATCTTCATTTATGAAGGTTCTCAATCTTTCCAGAGTAGGAAGGATTAGGTGCTGTTTGAGAACACCACCTCGAGGCTTGTCAGAACTGACAAACCTATTGGCCCACATGTGGGACAATTGCTCTCTCATACGGAAGAGAGTCTCCGCAGGGTCTTTGGACTTGCGGAGTATGACCTCCTCAAAGAAGAGGGGGTCAGGGGTGTAAGCCCCATCCCCACCGATTTCAGTGGGGGTAAAGGGACATAGACATTCTATGTCCCGAGGTACTACAAGATGTTGTAGTACCTGAGCTAATTCAAACATTGATTTAGCACAGGCCGTGGAAGTTCCCACGACCCAACGGCTCTCTTTGCCTAGCAGAGAGAACCTACCCACATTAGTTTGTGAGTATGTATTCGTTTCTACCTTGACAGGTAGCATCAAACGAATACGAGGGTAATCTAGATAGATTACACTCTGTCCACGCCAAATTTGATTTCGCGTGGAATCAAGGGATGACTGGGGAACCAGTGATCCTTCCTCGCAATAAAATGCGAGGTGTGGGCTGTCAAAGGTGTCAGCCCACGATATCTTCCACCCACCGGTGGAAGCTGCCTCCGAGAAGAACGGAGCCAGTTGTAAGCGAGGGACAACCATCGCATACATACACACAATGTCGTCACCGACAAGTGTGTAGGACGCGCCTTGAATGCGCGGCCTAACTGGATCACGATTGATTGATCCAGACTCCATAAGTGTACTTATGTTGTAAGGACGAAGAGTCTTCGTCCTTTCTATTTTACTGTTAGTAGAATAGACACCAATTGGTGAGGACAACAATGCGAGACGCATGTTGTAATCTTGACCTACAGTCAAGATGATCTTTGTAAAAAGATCACCCATAAGGAATCCCTTATGAGTAGTGAACCGATCATATCGGTTCCCTTCCGCCTTGTAGTATACATGGCGGGGAGACGTATATAACGTCTTCGCCAACAGCATGAATGCTGTTGGCTGGTTGCGACCACGTGTCTGTCGCAACAGCTCGGACCAGACGGCCCGAGCGAACCACCAATTACCAAAATCGGTGGCCTCCTCTAAATCTGTAGAGAAGCATTGAACGGCTTTATCCTTGAAGCCGTCCCACCCCGGAGATTCCGGGGCCATTTGCTCATGGAGGAACCTCCATAAGTTCCGGTCTTTAGTTAGACCGGTGATAGTCTCAGCGGACTTGACCGCTGGGACTAAGGCGTGTGCGAACACGCCCATTATGACCTGATAGGCATAATGAGCCACTGTGATGGATCTAGCTTTTGACTGATCCTCGACACAGTGGAATCGAACCGACAGAACTCGTTGGTTCGATGAGAGGGCTTCATGGATTGCCCATGAAACCAGATCCTGTGAATTTCTCACAGGATGAGGAGAGACCTCCACGAAGGAGAGGTCTTTCACATCATAATGTTTGGATACCACATTATGAGAAGCCAGGTACAGAAGAAACCTGGTTTGGCCCCCAACGGGGTCTTTCCTACTACCTGGTAGGTAGTAGCGATCCTCCAGCACGTCCGCGCGCTGGGGGGACTGAAGGCACGCCTTCGGTCCTGTGGATACTTGAGCATCAATACCCGTGACATTTCTGGCACGGATGCATGATTGCAGTATCCCAACATTGATCTCAAGGGGATCAATGGGCTGAGTTACGGTCTCCCGGAACTTAGCAAGCGAATCCTCTATCATAGAGGGGTCGCAAAGACCAGTCGCTCTCGACTGAGTCCATAGCAATAGGTGACGAAACCTATCGCGTTTGTTAGCCACGTCACGGATGACGCGGTTAAAGCATCTTACGTACGAAAGATGCTGACGTATCGTACCGCTGTACGGTACGGACACACCTGTTTTAAACAGGTCGTGCTCTGCGGAAGACTTCCGCATGAGCTTCTTCGCTTTCTTAAGCGAAGACATGAAGTGCCGGTAATTACTGGCACATCCCTCTAACGAATATTTCGTTAGAGAATCTACAATTTGTAGATCCTCATATCCGGAGATCAGATATGGGAGTACTACACCGTTCGCGGTGTAGAACCACTGCCTCACATGATGCAGTTTTCCACGTTTTAAAGTGGAGCTTAACTTCCCTTGGAAGTTAAGACTGTATGTCCCGTAGAGACGGGACATAATAAATTTGAACTGGAGTGTCCAGTCCAAATCCCCTAAATAGATTTTAGGGGGATAACCTTTTCCATAAAGGTTATGTTTCCTGCGAAATTTCGCAGGAATGGTCCTGACGAAGAAGTCAGGGCTACTATCTGTTGCCAGATAGTAGGCCTTCAGTTTCTCACTGAAGGTTGCCCCATGGGGCACGTGCGCTCGAGAACCGCCCCTTCCCACGCTGGGGATTGGGGGAGCCCACGAAAACTCAGGAAAAGCGGCGATTCCTGCGTCCGACATGC